AAAGTCTGGTAAAAACTCCAAAGGGGGTTTGAATGAAAAAGGACGTAAGTCATATGAAAAAGAAAATCCTGGTTCTGATTTGAAGGCACCTTCAAAGAAAGTTGGAAATCCTCGTAGAGCAAGTTTTTGTGCAAGGATGAAAGGAATGAGAAAGAGACAAAAACCCTCTAATAATACTGGCGATGATAGATTGTCTAAATCATTAAGAGCATGGAACTGCTGAGTAACTTATGAGTAATGATGTTTATTTGGGCAATCCCCTTCTTAAGAAGGCAAATTCCCCTATTGAGTTTTCGCAAGAAAATATTGAAGAATACATTAAATGCAAAAATGACCCAGTTTATTTTGCACAACATTATGTAAAAATTGTAACTCTTGATCATGGTCTTCAACCATTCAAGACTTATGATTTTCAAGAGAAGTTAATCAATAACTTTCATAATAATAGATTCAATATTTGTAAGATGCCTAGGCAGACTGGTAAGTCTACCACTTGTGTATCTTACTTATTGCATTATGCATTGTTTAACGACAGCGTAAATATTGGTATTCTCGCAAACAAAGCAACTACTGCTAGAGAACTTCTTGCTAGATTAGCAACTGCTTATGAGAATCTACCAAAATGGATGCAGCAAGGTATTCTTGTATGGAATAAAGGCAATATTGAATTAGAAAATGGATCAAAGATACTAGCAGCATCTACGTCTGCAAGTGCTGTCCGAGGTATGTCTTTTAACATCCTCTTTCTTGACGAATTTGCTTTCGTTCCAAACCATATTGCAGATGCTTTCTTTGCCTCTGTTTATCCTACTATTACTTCTGGTCAAAGTACAAAAGTAATTATTGTATCCACGCCTCATGGCATGAACCACTTCTACAGGATGTGGCATGATGCAGAAAAAGGTGCTAACGAATATATTCCAACAGATGTTCATTGGTCTGAAGTTCCTGGTAGGGATGATATTTGGAAAGAACAGACTATTGCTAACACATCAGAACAACAGTTCAAGATTGAGTTTGAGTGTGAGTTTCTAGGTTCTGTTGATACCTTGATTGCTCCTAGTAAACTTAAAAACTTAGTATATGATAGTCCTATTCAAAGAAATGCTGGTCTAGACATTTATGAAGGACCTAAGGAAGATAGAGATTATATTTGCACAGTTGACGTTGCAAGAGGAGTTGGTGGAGACTACTCTGCATTTGTAGTCATAGACATAACTCAGTTCCCTCACAAACTGGTAGCAAAATATAGAGATAACACAATCAAACCAATGTTATTTCCAAGTGTTATCTACCAAGTATGTAAGAGTTATAATGAAGCCTATATTTTATGTGAAGTTAATGATGTTGGAGACCAGGTAGCAAGTATTCTTCAGTATGATTTAGAATATCAAAATCTTTTGATGTCTTCAATGAGAGGTAGAGCAGGTCAAGTTGTTGGTCAAGGATTTTCTGGATCTAAAACACAGTTAGGTGTTAAGATGTCCAAGACAGTCAAAAAAGTTGGGTCTCTCAACCTTAAGACGATGATTGAGGAAGATAAACTTATCTTCAATGATTATGAAGTCATTTCAGAGTTAACCACCTTCATTCAAAAACATGGTTCTTTTGAGGCGGAAGAAGGATGCAATGACGATCTTGCTATGTGTTTGGTCATCTATGCTTGGTTAGTAGCACAAGATTATTTTAAGGAGTTGACTGATCAAGATGTTAGAAAAAGAATTTACGAAGAACAGAAAGATCATATTGAGCAAGACATGGCACCCTTTGGTTTTATTAACGATGGATTCGATGATTCTACTTTTGTGGATAATGACGGAGATAGATGGACTGTCGAACCAAACGGAGAAAAATATCTTCAAAGATTAGATAACACTCCAGATACATGGAATGTAGATGAGTATGGTGATATGTCTCATATGTGGGATTATAGGTAATGGACTTAGATAAACAGATTAGACTTGGGCACCTACTTTTAGATGATAGAAAGTGTAGAACCTGTGGACAAGTTAAAAATCTGATTGAGTCTTTCTACAGAACAAGAAAAGATAGAGGTCCGGTCTCATCATCATTCTCATATGAATGTAAAGACTGCACAATCAAAAGAATCATTAGTACCAGGAAAAGTACATATCCTTCTATCGGGGAATCCTATCCAGATTGGTAGTTCGCGTCACATTTCCCCGCTCAAAACTCATATTTTCATAAATATTTTTAGTTAATTTGAGACATTTAGGAGAAAAACATGGCGACTCCTCAATTATCTCCAGGCGTAATAGTCAGAGAAGTTGATCTAACAGTAGGAAGAGCTGAAAACGTTCTTGATAATATTGGTGCGATTGCTGGTCCATTTAAATTGGGACCTATCGATGAACCATACGATATTTCTACTCAACAAGAACTGATCGACACTTTTGGTACTCCTATGGGTACTGATAGACAATACGAATACTGGATGACAGCTTCAGAATACCTCTCCTATGGTGGTGTTCTTAAGGTTGTAAGAACCGACGGTACTACACTGAACAATGCTAACGCAGGTGTTGGTATCGCAAATACAAACGCATCGAAGATTAAAAACTACGATGACTATGAGGAGAACTATTCTTCTGCTACATCTACAAACTTCACGTATGCTGCTAGAAATCCTGGAACCTGGGCAAATAGTCTTAAGGTTTGCACGATTGATAACTTTGCAGACCAAACTCTAGGAATTACGACTACTAGTCCTTCTGCTCTTGGAGTTGCTATTGGATATGGTGTTACATCCGCCCTTTCTAGTGTTCCCATTCCTGGTGCTGGTACAACCTCAACCTTTAATGGATATCTGAAAGGAATCATTACAGGTGTTAGCACGGACGCAACAAACAGTAAGAGTTCGATTGACGTTAGAATCGTATCAAGAGTTTCAACTGCTGGAACTGTTTATCCTATCGGATATCAGGAAAACAATCCTTCCCAAGCATTTGAAGCAGCAGATACTCTTTCGTTTGTTACTAATGCTGGTGTAACTTCAACCACAACAATTGCTGCTCTTTCGGCAAATGACTGGTATGATTCACAAACTTTGAATCTGTCCAACTCAACAATCTTCTGGAAGTCGATTGCCCCAAGACCTGTAACTAGCAACTATGTCTCCACAAGAGGAGGAAAGAATGATGCTATGCACGTTGCTGTCATAGATGATACTGGTGCAGTAACTGGTATTTCAGGCAATCTATTAGAAGCTTGGACTGGTTTGTCTAAGGCAATAGATGGCGAAGCAGATGGCGATTCACCAACCAAAACATATTATAAGAATTATATTGCTAATAATTCCAACTGGATTTATGCAGGATATAATCCTTCATCCGCAAGTGATTCTTATCACGGTACAACTCCTGTTGCTACTGGATTCTCAACTGCATATACTGCAGTTAGTAAAGGAGACGGTCTATGGGGTCAGGAAGCAAGTGGTGTAACCTACAGTGCTATTGGAAACAAGACATATGCCTTCGGTGGTGGTGTTGATTATTCTGCTAGCGGCGGTATGCGTGCAACTCTTGGATCTCTATCTACTTCATATGAACTGTTTGCAAACAGAGATGAGATTGCTGTTGATTATTTGATAATGGGTCCTGGACTTGCTTCAGAACTTGAATCACAAGCAAAAGCAAACAAACTCATTTCTATTGCTGAACTAAGAAAGGATTGCATGGCAACCATTTCTCCTCATAGAGCAAGTGTTGTTAATGTAACAATTCCAACTACACAAGTTAACAATCTTCTGAAGTTCTATTCACCTATAACATCATCCTCTTACGCTGTATTGGATAGTGGTTACAAGTATGTTTATGATAGATTCAATAATGAGTTCCGTTATGTCCCATTGAATGGTGATATTGCTGGATTGATGGTAAGAACATCTATTGAGGCATTCCCTTGGTTCTCGCCAGCTGGTCAGCAAAGAGGCAACATTAATAATACTATTAAACTTGCTCTTAATCCAAACAAAGCACAGCGTGATATCCTATACGGAGCAAGAATCAACTCTGTAATCAATCAAAGCGGACAGGGCGTAATCCTGTTTGGTGATAAGACTGCTCTTGGTTATGCTTCTGCGTTTGATAGAATCAATGTTCGTCGTCTGTTCCTCACAGTTGAGCAAGCACTTGAAGAAGCAGCAAATGATCAACTCTTTGAAATCAACGATGATGAGACGAGGGCAAACTTCGTTAACATTGTCGAACCTTACCTGAGAGATGTTCAGGCACAAAGAGGTATTCAAGAGTTCTCAATCATCTGTGACGAAACAAACAACACCGGTGCTATCATCGATAACAATGAGTTTAGAGCAGATATCTTCATCGCTCCTACACGTTCCATCAACTACGTCACACTGACGTTTATTGCTACCAGAACTGGAGTAAGTTTTGAAGAAGTCGTTGGTTCAGTTTGATTTAATATCGTAATAATCGTATAAGAGGACACAACCATGGCACAAACAAAAACCTTATCACAGTTTAAGAACAGATTAGCGGGCGGTGGGGCCCGCCCCAATCTCTTTGAAGTTTCTATTCCTGCATTTCCTGCTGCTGTCGGCAGAAGAATTTGGAGAAATGGAGGCAACAAAGAGAGTGGTCAGTTTAGATTTTTATGCAAGACCGCACAACTTCCAGCATCAACCATTGCTGAAGTACCCGTTCCTTTCAGAGGTCGTATCTTAAAAGTTGCTGGAGACAGAACTTTTGATACATGGACTGTTACCGTCATCAATGATGAAGACTTCCAACTGAGAACTGCTTTTGAAGTTTGGATGAATACACTTAGCAAGTTAAGCGATGCTACTGGTGTTACGAATCCTACTTCCTATATGACCGATGCTTATGTTCAGCAACTAGGCAGAGGCAGACAGGCAGAATCGACCAGAAACAGCAGAGGTGGAAGAAGTTCAGAACTTAGAAATTACAAGTTCTATGATATCTTCCCAACTGAAGTATCTGCTATTGATCTCAGTTATGATAGCAGCGATACCATTGAGGAGTTCACAGTAACCTTCCAGGTTCAGTACTTCACTATTGGTAACTCTCTCCAGAGAAACAGAGGCGCTAGAGGACAGACTCTGGTACAGTGATAAATAACTAGAACGGTCGTTTCTATTCTAATAATGTCGAGATTATTTGGTTTCTCAATTGAAGATGATGATAAAGACTCGTCTGGTGTAGTATCTCCGATCCCTCCTAATAACCAGGATGGATCTGAACACTACGTCACGACGGGTTTTTATGGTTCATATGTAGATATTGAAGGTGTATACAAGAACGAAAACGATCTTATCAGAAGATATCGTTCAATGTCGCTCTATCCAGAATGTGATAGTGCTATCGAAGATATTGTAAACGAAGCAATTGTTGCCGATACTAATGATAGTCCTGTAAGTATTGAACTATCAAACTTAAAAGCAAGTGATGGAATTAAAAAGAAAGTAAGAGAAGAGTTCAAACATATTTTAGAACTTCTTGATTTTGATAAGAAGGCACATGAGATCTTTCGTAACTGGTATATTGATGGAAGATTATACTATAATAAAGTCATTGATCAAAAGAATCCTACTGCTGGTATTCAAGAACTTAGATATATTGATGCATCAAAAATGCGTTATGTTCGTCAGGTAAAGAAACCAAAAAACGGCAATAATCCTCTTTCAAACGTTAAAAGAGAAGATCCTGCAACATATGATTTTCCAGAGATTGAAGAGTTTTTTGTATATGCTCCTGGTGGATCTGGATCAACTGGAGGATATAATACAGGATCAATGTCAATAGGCGGTGCTTCAAAAGGCGTCAAAATGACAAGGGATTCTATAACATATTGTACTTCAGGATTAGTTGATAGAAATAAAGGATTAACTCTATCTTGGTTGCATAAATCAATTAAACCACTCAATCAACTAATGATGATTGAAGATTCTCTTGTCATCTACAGACTTTCGAGAGCACCAGAAAGAAGAATCTTCTACATTGATGTTGGTAATCTTCCCAAAGTAAAAGCAGAGCAATATCTTCGTGATGTGATGATGCGTTATAGAAATAAACTTGTCTATGATGCCAACACTGGTGAGATTCGTGACGATAAAAAGATGATGTCAATGATGGAGGACTTTTGGTTACCTCGTCGTGAAGGTGGTAGAGGAACTGAGATTACAACTCTACCAGGTGGACAAAATCTTGGAGAGATTACTGATATCAACTACTTCCAAAAGAAGTTGTATAGATCACTCAATGTACCTGAAACTAGAATCCAAGGAGAAACTGGTTTCTCAATGGGTCGTTCGTCAGAGATTCTAAGAGATGAAATTAAGTTCTCCAAGTTTGTTGGAAGAATGAGAAAGAGATTCTCAGATATGTTTAGCGACATGTTGAGAACACAACTAATTCTTAAGAATATCATTACTCCTGAAGACTGGGAGTCAATGTCAGATCATATTCAATATGATTTCTTATACGATAACCATTTTGCTGAACTCAAAGAAGCAGAACTTACTACTGAAAGAGTTAATCTTGCACAATTAGTTGAACCATATGTCGGCAAGTACTATTCTAATGATTATGTTAGAAGAAATATTCTGCGTCAAAGCGACCAAGAAATTCTAGAGCAGGATAAACTAATCGAGAAAGAAATCGAAAGTGGTTTGATTCCAGATCCAGCATCTATGGATATTGATCCTGGTACAGGTCAACCGATGGCACCAGTTCCTGGAGATACTTCGGGAAGTGTTATGGGTGCTACTCCTCAGGCACCAGAGATTGATGAAACAAAATTTGAAACCCCTACTGGTGGGGAAATCTAAATACATAATAAATCATTATTTTAAACATGGAAGAACTAATGGATTTGCTTGTTGCTGATGAGTCACCAGCACAAGTAAGTGATAAAATCAAAGATATTTTATTTGCTAAATCAGCAGAAAAGATATCAGACCTGAGACCCCAAGTGGCTGCTTCTGTTTTTGACGATCCTCAGTTAGAAACAGAGGTTGATTCAGAGGAATCTGAAGAATAATAAATAACATTAATAAGTCGTCTACTCTATAATAATGTCTGCTTTAACTCCAGTAGGAATTTCGCAATCAGTTTCATCTTCTACAGGTTCAGCTGCTGTAACTTTACCTATCAGTCAAAAAACTGATACTATCAGAGTAGTTGCTGAGAGTGCAGGAGTTCATGTTGCTATTGGAGTTACTCCTGTAGCAACTAATTCAAACTTTTATGTTTCTACAACTGGAGCATCAGAGATTGCTATTGGTAAACCAGCATCTCAAAGAGTTGTTGGCATCACCACTGGTGCTACTACGATTATTGATTTCCCAGAAGGAACAGGTTCTCCTTTTGCTGTAGGTGATGCAGTAACACTTACATCGGGAACTCAAATCGCTCAACCATATTACAATTTTACTCACAAAGTTGTAACAGCGATTAACACTGGCAACATTCAATCTGGTGGATATTTTAATACCAGAATTACTGTTAATAATGATTCTTCAGGAATAGTTACTGCTTTCAATTCAGATAATTACACTGAACTTAGAAAATCAATATCAGTTGCTGTCAAAACTCAAAGCGGCACTGGTGTAGCATACATCCAACAAGTACAGGTATCTTAAGAACAATGAAACTTATCAGAGAAGAAATCGAATCAGTAGATTTTATCGTTGAAGAACGCAACGGTAAGAAGCACATGTTCATTGAAGGTATCTTTCTTCAAGGTGAGATGCAAAATAGGAATGGAAGAATGTATCCTATGAGTGTCCTGAGAAAGGAAGTTCAAAGATATAATGAGAACCATATTCAGTCAGGTAGAGCACTTGGAGAACTTGGACATCCAGATGGTCCAACTGTTAATTTGGACCGCGTTAGTCACAAAATCGTTTCGCTAAAGGAAAACGGAACTAACTTTATTGGTAAAGCAAAAATCCTTTCTACTCCAATGGGTAAGATTGCAGAATCTCTCATCGGTGAAGGAGTTAAACTTGGCGTTTCTTCTAGAGGTATTGGATCTCTAAAAGCAACAAGAGAAGGTGTAAATGTTGTTGGCGATGACTTTATGCTTTCTACTGCTGCAGATATTGTAGCAGATCCTTCTGCACCTGATGCTTTCGTTGAAGGAATCATGGAAGGAAAGGACTGGGTATGGGATGGAGGCATTCTTCGTGAAAGAGCGGCCGTCAAAACATACAAACAGATCAATACTTTAGTTGATCAAGGTCAATTGGATGAACAGAAATTGAATCTGTTCAATAATTTCCTTAATAACCTATAAGTAAGGTTACTAAATTATAAATAAATATAGATTAAATAAGGTTAATCGGAGTAAGTTCAAATGTCTCGTGGAGATTTACAAGAAATGGAGCAATCTAAAACTGCTGTGAACGCGAACGCTAAAGCTGGTGATGCCATG